GGCTCGAGCTCGTCCTGGCCGCACTTGTAGCACCAGTTGCCGGTGCGGGGTGGCGGTGCTCCGTCGGTCGGGGAGACGACCTCGCTGCGGTGCCCGCCGTTGCAGTCCGGGCAGCGCAGGGCTTTGCCGAAACGTGGGTCCGAGATCGGCACGTCGGCCCTCACGTACCCGACACCAGCGCAGTGGACGCAGTCGGTCTGGAGGTAGCGACTGCGCGTCGGCAGGATCGGCTCGGTGACGATCCCGGCGTGGAGCACCTCGTCCTTGGCGAGGTCTCTGGCCAGCCACGCCTCGAGGCGATCGCTATCGGGCACGGTGGCCGTCTCGAAGTAGCGAGTCCAGGACAACTCGAACGCCGCTTCGTCGGTGAACCTGGCGCGCCAATCGGCAGCGATAAAGCGGGCATCGTCAGCCGACAGCACCGTCGTCTTCGCCCGTCTTTAAATTTTTTTGAACTGGCTGGCCTGGCTCGGCCCGGCTGGCCCGTTCGCGTTCAATTCGGCTCAAGTGTTCGGCCAGGAGCTTGGGGTCTGGGCCGTTCTCGCGCGCACGCACGCCCGGGGCCGGGCCGGGACGAGCCGGGCCAGCCGGATTTAACTTTTCAGGCCGGGAGAGAGACGTCTCCGGTCCGGTATGGTCCGGTAGGTCCGGTAGGTCCGGTATGGTCCGGTCCGGTAGCCCCACACGTGCGTCGCTACCGGGTAGCCCCACACGTGCATGCACGGTCTCTCCGGACGTGGGTTGCACACCATTTGCACCGTGCGCTGCACGTGCACGGTGCATGCGCTCGCGGTTCGTGGCACGACGGTCGATCAGCTTGCCTGCATATTCCTCCCAGTCATGGATGCGTGCGCCTGACTCGTCACCCTCCAGAAAGCCCACCTCCACGAGCGCCTGTAAAAGACGCTCGGGCTTGCCCCTCCACTGGCAGGCGTGCGCGATGATTGACGGACTGTGGCGCTTCAGTTCACCATCCGGTGCATAGTCCAGGGCCCACCACCACAGGTAGTGGAGGTGTCCGACCGCCGTCGGCAGGCTCACCCCGAGCTGGTGCGCGAGCGCGATCGTCTTCGGGTGTTGCCCGATCGCCTGATGGCTTTCTATCCAGGCCATTCAGACTCCCAGCACGCGCTTGATGTCGGACTCCATGTCCGGCCTCCACACCGGCGCCAGCACACCGGTGGCTTGATTCAACACCTCCAGCCACCGTTTCTGATCCTTGCTCACACGACCGGCGGATGCCTTCAACTCCGGCAGAATGAGCGGATACCCCGCCTTTGCAAAAATCCAATCCGGAATGCCGAACGCATCGCCGTGGCCGTCATGTCGGGTGGTATGCACGCCCTCCACCACCGCCTGGGAGTAGCGCACGTGATAGCCGCACCACCCCGCGCGCGCCGCCCACCGTTTCAGTTGGCGGGCGAACTCCTCCTCGCCGACGGCGCCCAGCAGGACCTGGCGACCGGTGCTCATGTCGGTGTGCCGCCGCGACGTTTGGGGTCTGGCCGATGCAGGAGGATGACGTCCAGGGTCTTGCCGGACACCACGCTCAGGTCCACTACCCGGAGTACCCCGGGCAGCAGCCGGATGGCGTCCAAGATGCCCGCACCACCCTGGGCACGGTGCTGATCGACGTCCTCCACCTCGACACACAGAAACCGGCTCAAAACGGGAGGTCCTCGCGGGTGAGCCCTGCACCGACAGTCTGCGCGGCGCGCTCTTCCTCGCGCCTCCGGTCGCGCTCGAGACGCGCCTGCTCCTCGCAAGCCTTGTGGCTGTACGTCTCCCAATCGTCGAGCGGCTGCTCGCAGTAGTTGCAGACGTGCGGCCGCGGGTTGACCGCGCGGCGGATGTTCAGCGTCTCCGACTCGCCGAGTTCGACCCGGACGTGCGAGGTTGCCGTTGCCATGAGGCCAACTGTGGCCCGTTCGACGTCTTCTCCGTCCAGGAGTTCTGCGGTGTAGGACACCTCGGCGGACTGGTGGCCGTAGTTGCCGTCGCTGAACATCTTCTGGACTCTGACACTGACGACCGTGACCTTCATGCCCTCGCCTTCGCGGCGACGCCGTTCTGCTCGGCGTCTGCCATCACCAATTGCAAAGCGACTGCTCTGACATAGCGCTCCTGCTCGGCGGGCTTCCAGAAACCGTGCCGATATAGCACTTCGCCGAACTCCTCAATGTCGTGCCCGCGCATGCCCCAGCGGTAGTCGTGGTCTGACTCGTCGTAGGTGTCGCGGGTCTGATCGAAGCGGCGCCAGAACGCTGGCCGCTCCGACTCATCCTTGACGAACAGCGCGCAGTGGCACAGTTCGTGGTCCACCAACGCCACGCGGGGGTCACAGCGCTTCCGCGGCTGGTCGGTGAAGATGTACAGCACCTGCGCCTCCAGCAGGTGGGGATGGTGCTCGGCGATCAACCCGCGGGCGATGTCCCGCGGCTCACTGGCAACGCTCATGGTTGCCGTCATCAGATGCTTGCCTTCGCCTGCTCCGCGACAAGCGCCTGGTCGAGCTCGTGGTTTTTGATGCGCTCGAGCAGGACGCGATTCGCCTCGGCGACGACGTCGTCCGTCGAGCGGTTGTTCAGCACGGGCAACCCCTGCAGTCCGAGTTTTTGGGCCTGCTGCACCAGTTTTCGGTTGTCCGCCCACGCCGCGATGATGGGCCGCTCGAGCACCTCGTCAGTCTCAACGTCCCGCGGCGCCGTCTTTTCCGCCTCGGTCGGCGGCGTGGTTGGCGCCGGCTGATCGAAGTACGTGCCGTCCTCCTCGCTGCCGTGGATGCGGTCGTAGTCGGCCGGGTTGAACGCTGGCCGCGCAGCCGGGCGCGTAGTGACCTCTTCGACCTCGACCTCAGCGATCTCGACCGCCCGTACAGGCATGCCCACCAGTTCAGCCGCGAAGCCTTTTCGGAGAGCCTGCGCCTCGGCGTCTTTGGCCAGCATCAGTCTCGGCTTACTGCGGTACATCGCCCCCACTGGGCCATCGCCCGGATAAAACTCGTCCCAGAACGCCTGGCCTGTATACGCGCACTTCCGCCCCTGGACAATACGCCAGACCACCACCTGCGCCTCGGACGGCACTATCAGCGTGCGGTTGCCGTCCTTCAGCTCCTGCGCCCCGCGGAAGACCGCCGGCTCGCTGCCGGCGTACGCTCCGCTCCGGCTGGCGATCAGGCGGAACCCATCGATGCCGACCTGCAGGGCGCCCTTCCCCGCACGACGGATCCAGTACGCCTGGTTGGACAGCGGGTCCAGGCCCAACTGCTTGCAGGCATGCAGGAACATGCCCATCTCGATCGGCGGCGCGGGATCCTTGCCCTGCTTTTGACGGATGAGCGCAATCGTGGCCAGGTCGACGCCGGTCATCTCGACGACCTGCGCCCACTGGCGGATCTCCGCGTCCTGCGGCGTCTGCGCGCCGGCGGCCTGAGTGGTGGCAATCGCTCGGGTGTCAGTAGTAGCCATACATCGTCCTCCTCATCCATGCACCAGACGGCCCACGGCGCTGATGGCTTGCCACAACAGGCACGCCACGCCGCCGAGCACCATCAGGCAACTCACCAGAATCACGCCCCACAAGGAAAGAAAGACCCAGTCCGTTCCTCGCCGCCGTCGCCGCGGGGATTCGCCGACGCGGTAGACCTCCGTGTTGTTGAGCAGCACGTACTTGCGGCGCGCCTGCAGCTTGTTCATGCCACCATCCAGAACATGTGGCGCTGCCATTTCTCCCAGGCGCGCATAACCCCACCGGAGCCAGGGAACAGATCGACAAACTCGTCGCCTGGTTGCAAGTTCATCAACTGAAACAGCCAGAATGAGAACGTTTCTGGCTTCTTACCCTTCGTGTGACCCGTACCGGGCTCGTCGCGCATCACGGCATTGGCGGATACCCAGTCACGGGTAAATCCATCGCGCTTGCCGCGCTTGCGTCCTCCACGCCATAGGACCGGCTCCCAGGCGTGCTTGATCCCCACGCCTGGCTTGAACGACGCCCAGGGCTTCACCCACGCACCCACGCGCACGTCATCAGGGCAAAGCGCAAGCAATGTTCGCAGCGACGGCACGTGACAGCTCAATGCCCACCCATCCGGAAAGTCTTCCGACAGGCGGGTGGGCAGCGCCGCGTGGTCGACCTCGCCGGCATAGTCCGGATGGTTCTTGTAGTGAGCGGCGGCCTGGCCGATGTACGGCGGATCGGCATACGCCACTAACACCCGCTCACCACCCATTGCCGCCGCCGTCCCATGGCGAGGTCGTGGGCGGCCACCAGGCGTGCCTGCCACGGTGTCCACAACGACCACTCAGGGTGTCCCATTTCCAGCGCTCCGCGGCGGAACGTGGCCGGGAAATACTGCAGCACGCCACCCGCGCCGCTGCCGCCGCGGTTCCACACGTTGGCCCCGCCAGACTCCTTGGCCTCGATGCACGCAACCCGCGGATCGACCACAGGCTGCTCGTCCTCGGCGACGACCTGGTCCTGGGTGTCGTCGGCGACGACGGTAGTGACCACGGGATCGTCGGATGCGTCGCGTGCACTGGCCGTGTGCGTCGTCAGCACCAGCAGCGTCGCCGACAGGAGGGCCACCCTCACGACACGATCCTCCGCACGTCGTCTGGGCTGAACGCCCACTCGAAGCCATCGCGGTCGCAGCTCCAACCCCAGCCGTGGTAGGCAATGCGCCAATACTGCCGCTTGTGTCGTAGCCGGCACCACAGCAGCCATGGCAACTGCACCAGGAACGTCAACAGAGCCAGCAGCATCAGGCCACATACCCCGCTGGCATCCAGCGCTGAACGATCGCCATACGACGCTCCTCTTCGGGTGTGCCGCGCACGTCCACCACCGCTCCCACTGACCGTTGCTCGCGTGGTGTCAGCCGACGTCGAATGTGGAATGCAAAACCCGTGTACTGCTCCCACTCGCCGAGCCGTGCATCGCCCACGCCCTTCAGCGCGAGCCTGGCCGCCGCCTGGAGTACCACCGCCGACCATGACCGACCTGGGAGAGGTGCTGCGCTCGCGTGCCACACGGGCCCGCCCAGGTTCATTTCCAGTCACTCATAGCCGGAGTTGACCGACAGCACGATCGAAATGGCGCCGAGCTGCTCGTAGCGGAGCTGAGGCCGCAGCGTCTCCTCAGCCAGCCGGCAGTGATGCTCGAGCGCGATCTGCTGATGACGATTCACGACTCGTCCTGCTCGAGCCAGGCGATCAATTCGCGCAGCGTGGGCACGAGCTCGGCGAGCCGCGCGGTACTGCGCAGCACGTCCGAGCCGCCCGCGCGCCAGCCGGCCAGGAACGCCTCGCGCAGGTCGAGCGACGGTAAGGGAAGCTGCTCGGCCTGCTCGAACCGCGCCCAGGCTCGGGAGACGCGTTCGTCCACGGTCAGTGTCCTCGGTTCTGGAATGGGCACGCTCGAGTCGAGAAACATCGGCGACGGTGGGCGCACGGCTACGCCGCGACCGAATCAGCTACAGGTTCAGTTGTTTCGAGGGCGCGTCGAGCGATCTCTTCGTCAATCTTCAGGTCCAGCAAATAATTGGCCTGTTCGCGCACCGAGCGACGGTCGTCGGTCGCCATGCGACGCAGCCGGTCTTCTTTGTCGGGCCGAATCTCCACCTGGAATCGCATGCTCGATAGCGTGCACCCGCCGGCACCCCTCCGGCAGGACACAGGAGGACAAAGTGTTTATTTGTCCGCTGGCCTCCCCGGCGGGTCCACGGGCCAGGTCGACGGCGGCCAAAAATCGGGCCTGAGACCGTGCGGGTCGGCCATGTTGCGCGAGGTGGTTTTGGGCGCCGGACCACCCGCGGCAAAGATCATTTCTTTGGTGACGCGGTCGTCGGGACTGAGGTGATTGTCGCGCCGCACGATCGCCTCAAGCCGCTGATAGAACGCTCGAAAAGTGTGCCATTCACGTAGCTCTTTGTTCTGCGGCAGGCGCGCACGCTTCGTCGGCTCCCTGGGTGGCGGCACCGCGTTCCGTTGCGCCAGGAGCTCGAGCGTATGGGCGATGTCGGCCTGCGCGGCAGCGAGGTCCTGGAGCATCCGCAGCAAGCGCGGATCGCTCTCGGAAAACATGGGCAGTTGCCTATCGTCAGGCACCGGCATGGACTCCGGCAGCACGACAGCGGACACATTGAAATCTGTCCCCCGTGCCGGCATCGGATACACGCGCCACCCGCCCCGCCTCCACATGTCAGGAGTTGATTGTAGAACATGTGTTCCAGGGAACACATGTCTTCTGACTCGGGCGCGGTGCCGCCGGGCCGCGTCTACTCAGCGATTGCCTACTGTAGCCGAACTGAAGCAATAACGCGACTGTTTCGCGACTTGAGAGGCACGTTCTGGGCACTAGTCGCGTAGTCGTAGCGTTGGTGATCCTGTACCGTAGTGCTTGTGCCGGCTTTGCTACGCCGTTATCGAGATGCGCTCTCGCTCTCCCAGGGGGAGTTGGCCAAGCGCGCCGGAATAGCCCGTACGACGGTGAACAAACTCGAACGGGGCCAGGCTCAGCCGCGACCCTCGACCCTGCGCAGACTGGCCAAGGCGCTGCACGTCAAGCCTACCGACCTGCAGCCGCAAGATCCCTAGCGGACAAAATTCCGGTTTGTCCGCCTGTGTCCTGCCGGGCAGGGTGCCGGCGGCGCACACTCGACGGAATGGCCGATCGGGAACTGACGCCGGATGAGCGGCTCTCGGAAGTAACCCGCCTACTCGCGCTGGGCGCTCGCCTGATCCTGGAGAAGCGACGCGTCCAGCAAGTGCCCACAGCTCAGAAAGAGCCGGAGAGGGCCGACGCTAGTTCGCGAAGTTGAGTAGCGGGAACGATATGTCTGGTCCCACACGTATCGTTCCCGCTACATGCCTCCATCTCCGAGTCAAAGCGCAACGTGTTGGTATGCGGGTGCTCACGGTAGGCCCACGCGCCGGTCTGCACGTGTAGCTGGTTACCGATCAGCGCACGGTATTGCCGCAGGCGCCAGCGCCGGTTGAAGCCCTCGCCCTCGGCCTCGATGCGCACGCCGATGAAGAGCAGGCGATAGATGCGGTGCTGCTGCTCCCACGGCAGTGCATCGAAGGCGTCGAGGGGCGACTCGAGCAGGACCTGGCACATAGCCGCCAGGTCGGCGTCGGTGTCCGCCGCGATCTTCTCCTCGGCGACCTGGTCTCGAAGTTCTGCCACCTCGGCCTCGACCTCACCCAGGCGAGCAATCAGCGACGCCGGCGGCGTGGTGGCGCCCCAGAGTTGATCGTTGATCCACTTCGCTCGGTCCTCCAGGAACGCGAGCCGTTGAGCCGCGGGAGAAGAGAGGTGCGCTTGCTGTTGCGCGCGCAGCTCGGCAGCGACCGCCTGCGCGTCGTACATGACCCGCGGCAGTTCATGGCGCAGCAGTTGAGCGGCAACGGTCGGGCTCAGCGCCTGCGGGGCTGAGCAAAGCACACCCTTGCGTCCGCGGAGCGTGCCCATGGCCGAGCACGCATAGGTGCGGTGGCCGCGAGCGACCATCGGCTGACCGCAACTGTGGCACTCGAGGACCCCCGACAATGGATGGGGGTGACGGGTTTCGACAGTACGTACGCTGCCAGGGTGGTCGAATTTCGATCGCCAGCGGCGGACCTGGGCCGACGACCAGTACGCAAGCTCAGGTACATGGTGCAGGAAATCCTTGGGCAGGCCCGTCTGCGGGTCAGTAGCGAAGCGGTGCCAGACGATCGAACGCTTCTTGAGGCGCGTCCCGAAGGTAAATGTGCCGGTGTAGATCGTGTTCCGCAGCAGGTAGCGTAGGCTCTGGACGCTCCAGTGGGTAGTTGTCCCTCCGCGACCTTTGAAAGCGGGCCGCGACGGACCATAGGTGTTGAGCCGGCGTGCCATCTGAGCCAGCGAGTCGCTCGATTCAAAGAGGCGCCCGAGCTCGGTCATCAGCTCGTCCTGTCCGGGATGTTTGACGACGCGACGAACGATGCGTCGGCCCTCATCTGGCTTCAAGACTTCAGTCATGTACCCAATCGGCGGCCGCAGGTAGACCGGCTCGTGTTCCAATTTCTTGAAGAGTCCCGACCAGAAGGTATTGCGGATGCTGCGCCAGTCGATTCCAGCCAGCATGCACTGGAACTGAAACTGCAGCAGATCGTCATCGTTGCGCAAGTCGTAGTCACGATCCCAGGTAGCGAACAGACCACCGGCGTCGACAATACGGCGGGCGATGTCGCCACCATCCATGCCGAACTCATCGCGCGTCAGTCGCTTGACGTCCAGGGCGCCGATCCCTTGAATGCGTCCCTGGCGCAGGTCCTCGAACATCTGCAGAGCGACAGTGCGCTTGGACAGATGCGCGCCTGAAATGCCCTGCTCGTCATAGACGCGGACCTGATAGCCGCGGTCCTCGAGGCGCTCGACCATGTCGAGCTGGGTCTCGGAGCGGAAGTTGCCGATCTGGCGAACCGTGGAGTTACGGATGGTCAGGCCAATCGTGGGTACAGGAGTCATGGACGGTAGCCGCACGGACAGTCGGACGATGGTTCACGCCACTGACGACATCTGGGGCATTCGATGAGCGCCACATTCGACGATCGGTCGCCTGGCCGCTCGCTCGCATGACTCCGTTCGAGTCGCTCGACCGACCAGTCGTGGAGCATCACCAGCACCTCGACTAGCGGGGTTACGTCGTTGCTATAGGTTCGGTGAATGATGCGGAACTCCTTCGACGGAGACTCCTGATCCTCAGGCGGTACACTCGTCATTGCAGGTCAGTCAGTCCTTTCACACGGTTGACTTGCGCGAGCCCCGGCCGTTCCCATGGCGGCGGGGCTTTTCTTTTTACTCGTCTCGAGCTGGGTCCATCAGGTCGCTGGGCTTGACGCCGAGGGCCTTGGCCAGTTTGCGGAGCGTGGTCGGTCGCGCCTCCTGGAGGCCGGTTTCGAGCCGCTGAATGGTCGACTGCGTCACGCCCGCCTGGTCGGCCAGCTCGCGTTGCGTCAGAGCTTTACGTTCGCGCAGGGGTCGCAAGCGCGATATCACAATCACTCCCGAAGTGTAGCAGAATGCTTGCACGCCTTAACAGCGTTCTGATATGATTACGGCATGAACACCAACACGAATCCTCTGGACCGCATCCTGAGCAAGCGGCCGCCGCTCTACCAGACCAACCACCTGAGCGACCGCGCCCTGTGCGGTCAAGTCAACGCCCGCGGCATGGTCTGCGCCGCCACCAACAACCACGACGGCAAGTGCGACTTCGTGGTCCGCACCACTCGCGAGGACTGAACCGTGAACGTGACTCTCTCGACCGAAAACCCCCGCTCTCTGAAAGCTTTGCAGCTCACCGCCGGCGCGGCCGACTGGCTGGCCCTGCCTGATGGTGGGTATGGCATCCCGAGCCAGCGCCACGACGGCGCCTTCTACGCCGCGGACGCCACGACCTGCACCTGCCCCGATGCCACGTACCGCAGCAGCGAGTGCAAGCACATCCTGGCGGTTCGTCTGCACCAGATCCTGCAGACCGCCGTTACGCAGCCAGCGCCGCGCCGGCTCAAGGTCGTCGCGTGATGATCGGCACGAACGGCGCCGTCGGCGAGGTCGTCGAGGGCCTGGTCGAGAGCGCCAACGACCGCGGCATCAAAGTCGGCGGCGAGTGGCGCAATCAATCGAAATTCCACCCCGTGGATCTGCCCGAGCGCGGCGCACGCGTCCGCCTCGAGCTCGACCGCGCCGGCTTCATCAAGACCCTGCAGGTGCTCGAGCAACCCGCTGTGACAGACAACCTGTCGCGCGACCGCACCATCACCCGCCTGGCCGTGCTCAAAGCCGCGGCCAATTTCCTGGGCCAGTTGTCGCAGACGCGCGAAGAGGTTCGCAGCGAACACGTACTCACTCTGGCCGATAAATGGCTCGCCTGGGTCGACCAGGCCCCGCAACCTTCGAAGGAGGCATTCTAATGACGACATTGATGGCACGCGCTTACGGCGGCACCGGACTCAGCCTCGAGGACCTCGACGCCTTGCCGCGGCACGAACGGGAAAGTATTGTCGCCGGCACCATCAGCATGCTGCGCGGGCAGCTCGCCGAGCTCCGCACCCAGCTCCTCGAGTCGGAGGGCATGCTCAGACAGGCCATGCTCGAGCGCGGCGCCACCGTCGCCGACGCCGGAGCGTGGACCGTGAAGCTGACCACGCGACGCTCCTACGCGTACGACGAGGAAATGATCAGCGCCCTGCAGGCGTTCGTCGACCCCGATGTCTACGATGACGCGGTGCGGCGGATCGTCACCACGAAAATCAACAAGACCAAGCTGAACGCGCTGGCCAAACGCGGCGGCGAGATCGCGGCGATCATCGAGGCTGCCACCACCGACGTGGTGGACGGCTACACGCTCGAGGTGAGTCGTGCCTGATCCTGATCCTGGTCGGACCCATTATGTCGAGGATGGTTGCGCACCCTCCCACGATCCCCGCATCGACGGCGAAATGTGCGTTTTCTGCGGTGAGGACACGGACGAGCACCGCAACCCCTTCGGCTATCTGGCCAGCGGCGTGTCCGGTTGTCGGAACCACACCGACGCGGAAATCCTGCGCGCCTGGTGCGAACAGCGGCTGGCGGATGACGCCGAGCCAGCGTTTGCTAGCGACGAGGTTAGCCGCGCGTGACCAATCGCATTGGCTGGCACGGCCCGTTTCCGCGTTTCGGCTGGGGGAAGTGCCTGCCCTGCGGCGGAAAGCGCCTACTGTTCTACTTCAACGACCAGTACCTGGTCGGACGGGACCAGGGGCGCCGCGCGGTCAGTGAGCCCCGGTGTGGTCCCTGCATCGACACCTGGCTGGCGGCACGCCGCGAACGACTGCAGGACATGCCCCAGGATCACGTTTAGGCGACCCGCATCTCAGCGAACTTCTGCTGCCACACGTCGTTGGCCTTTTCGGCCGCAATCAGGCGCATCCGCAGCCGTTCGTTTTCTGCCTCCGCGTCTACCAACCGCCTGTGCAGCAGGCGGCGCTCGCCGATCAGGGTGACCACGTCGTCCATGTCCGGGCAGAACGGCTCGACCATCATTGCCCGCTGGATACTGTCAACGATCGCGAGAAACTGGTCTTCGCTCACGTCAGGCAAACAGCCCCGCCGCCGCCACGATGAAGCCGCCGCCGATGACGCCGTGCTCTAGCGGCAGCACGCCGGCCAGGATCCCCGCCCCGAGAAGCAACAGCACGACGCCGACGAGCTGGCGCAGGGCCGGCGGATCAGGCGCCTGGATCTGCTCGTGGTTGCGCACGCCCCTCAGGCTAAGGCACCTGGCGTGCCAATGCCGCGTCGTTCAGGGGACGACGACCCGTCGACCCCACCAGTAATGACTCAGGACGGCCAGCGCCGCCAGGCACGCCAGCAGGAAAACGATGATCAACGGCCACGTCAAGCCACCCAACTCAAGCAGCCAGGGCAACCCGAACCAGACGATGGCGAACGCGAGCGCCGCCAGGACGATCCTGAACACCCACGAGAGAATCGGGTCAGACATCGGTGCCTCCTCCCTTCACACCACCCAGAGGTGGTTCCAGCCGCCCAGGCGGTCGTAGTCGTAACGACTCAACTGGTCGTAGACGCCTCGGTACCCGGGCGCCGAATTGCTGATCCACAGGTTTGAGCCGGCCACCCCGCGGAACGCCACCCAGTGGTAGTACTCCGTGCCCGACCCCAGGCCCAGACCCTCGCTGTAGCGCGCGTAGGCCTCGTCGAACGACAGCCAGCCCTGCTCGGTCTGCAGGCCGGCGTGCTCGTCTAACACCCGCTGCAACTGGGCGCCGGTGCCATCGTGGAGCCCGTGCATGGGGCTGATGTTGTCCGGGTACCCGATGGCGTACGTCACCGCCTCGCGGTTGGCGTAGACATCGTCGCTGCGCGGTGCCCAGACGGCACGCTCGATCCACTCGGTGGCACAGGCGCTGCACGTCCAGTCGTACACCTGGGCAGGCTGTGGGGTCCACGCGTCCCAGGACGTGGCAGGTGGCGACTCGACTGAGTCAAAAGGGGGACGTCCTGACGACGTTGTCCCTCTCGATCCAGTAGTAAATCTGATCGCGACCGAACGTCTGAGAGATCTTGTCGCCCTCGAGCAGAATGATGAACTGCTCCGAGCTCCTGGGCTCGTCACCGGCGTCGGCCATCGCCTGCTGGACCCCTGGGCCGATCGAATATTCACTCACGGTAGCGTCGCCTCCAGCACCGCCAGCGCGGCGTCGTCTAACACCCAGCGCTCCAGGCCGTCGGTGGCGACCACGCGCGCCTTGACCTCGGCCGTGGCCTGCTCGACGGTCTTTCCCTCGCGGCCCAGGCCTGGGCCCATCGCCACCATGACGTGCAACGACTGCCCCATCAGCGCGTCGGCGCCGCCACCTGGCGGCCAGTAGCTCACCGAGCCGCAGTTCTCGAACGGGCACGGCACCACCACCACCATCTCGTTGGGCGTGCCGTCGATGTTGGTGCCGTAGGTGACCGTGGCAGGGTCCAGCGTGCCGCCGTGGCTGCCACCGTAGGCATCATCGTGAACGTAGGACCACATGCCGGTCCCATCATCGAAAGACGTTGGTTTGACGCTCATGGATTGCTCTCGACGGTGATGGTGTTGCCGGCGTTACTGCTGTTGATGGTCGCGTTCCCCAGCGCCGTCACGGCCGCGGCAAGTTGATAGCCGTAGGTGCTCGGCGCGGCGATCGAGGGCTGTCCGCAATTCGTGACCGCCCACGTCCCCACTTTCGTGGTCGTCGGGGCCACCGCTTTGATCACCCGATGCGTCATCGGGATGCCGATAAAACTCCCAGCCGCCTGGTACGCATTGAACGAGATGTCGGCCGACCCAGGCGACCCCATGATCTCGTAGTACCGCAGACAGCGCGCCAGGTCGTCCGCCGGATGCAGGGGCACGTAGTTGGCTGGCTGCGCGCCGACCACCAGGTTGGCGTTGTCGAGGTACGCGGTACACGAAGCGGCGAAGTACACCGCGAACGTCACCGTCGTGGCGTTCGCGGGGATCGTGGCCGTGACCGTGAGCGTCTGATAGGCCCCGCTGCCCGTGTGAAAGACCGAATACGTCACGCCTCCGCCCGTGCCGTCGTACGTGAGTGCAACACGAACCGCGTTCGCGACGTTGACGCTGACCCGACAACTGGCGGACACGGTTCGGCCCGCGAGCTGAGAACCGTCGGCAGCCTTGAGTGTCTGGAACAACGCGGTGGCCCCCGCGCCCGTGCCGAGCACGAAGGTACACGCCGCGCATGCACTGGAGCCCACGTCCACATTGGCCGTGTTCTTTGAAACGGACAGGGTGTCGGTGCCGGCCAGTGACATCGCGTAGCGGTCGGGGCCGAAAGCGGTCCCGGCGCCCGTGAACGGCCCGTTGCCACGCTGCCAGATCTCGAACCCGCCGTTGGTGAGCAGGTTGGCGCGCGCGACGTCCGCGCCCAGCATGGCGTTGGTGATCGAGCCCGCGGCGATCGCCGTGCCCGAGATGCTGCCCGGTGGCACATTGACCGGCGCGCCCAGCGTCACCCCCGTCGCGTCGGCTGAGATCAGCGTGGTCCCGTCTGCCTTGAGCACGCTGAGCGCACGCGAGTTGACGGGATCGTCGTTTTGCACCGTGAGCGCGTAATTGTTCGGATCGTTCAGGCTCACCAGCGCGACCGGCACGCCCTTATTCGGGGTGCCTTTCAACGCATCGATGATCTGCTGCACCTGGACGGCCTGCGCCTGCGAGCCAGCCAGTACGTCGTTAAGTGTGGGCACTCATTACCTCCTCAGGCAGTCGTCCATATACGTCCGCCATCCCAACGACTCCCGTCATCCCAGTACCACGGCGCCGTCGACACCGAGCCCGGTTCCGGCGGCAACAGTTTCACGCGAAGCGTCACCATCACCACCGGCTCGGCAGTGCCCTTGCCCGACTCACCTCGCAGGTACAGCAGTTGCCGATCCACCGGCGGCAGCACCAGAGCGTTGTACGTCTCGCCGAACTCGTCTCTCAACGTACACATATCGCCCGTTTGCAAGGCGCGCAGCGTCCGAAAATCGTCGATGGCGCGGGTGATGTCGCGACCGCCGAACCGATCGACGTTGCCCTCGCCGAGCAGCAGCTGGTACGTCCGCACCGGGCGCACCGCCACGCGGATCTGGGCCCTGGGCATCAGCACGCGCAGGATGGCCGCGCTGGTGCTCGTGTTGCTGCCGTCCAGACGGAAGCCGATGCGGCGCCCGTTCCACGGCTGCCCCACGATGATCTGTGTCTGGGGCGACGTGTTCGCCACCCCCAGGCGGGTGTAGCCGCCACCCTCGGCATTGCCGTTCACCACCACCTGGGCGCCGGCGCCCAGGTTGTCACCTTCGACATCCACCTGCAGCAGCGTCTTCGGCGTCGCCGGATGCCCCCAGTCCTGACCTGGGACATAAAAACTCCAGTTCTGGGCGAAGCGGTACTCGATGTCCTGCAACGGGTTCTCCGTCCGCGGTAACACGCACCAGCCGACGGTCGTGGTGCCGTTGCCGAACCAGAGCCGCGGCGGCGAGCTGAGGCCCGAGATGTACAGCAGGTAGCACCGCTGGCCAGGCACCACGATGATGCCGCCGTGCCACAGCATCGGCGAGGGCCCGATGGCCGAAGGTGACGGACCGTAACCGTAGCCGTAACCAAACGGTGAGACCCCGGCATCGCCCTGCATGATGTCGCGGCCCATGCAGATGTACGTATCGACCCCGTTGTAGACCGACACGATCTGCCAGGGACCGTACGACGTCGACGCCAGGATCTTGCCCCGCACCGGTGTTTCGTTGGGCAACCCGTGGCCAGGGGTGACGGTCACGAGCCGCGAGCTCGCGGCTCCACTGACGTCCAGCCGAAACAACCCGCTCAGGTGGGAGGAGTAGATCTGGCCGCCGCTCGAGTGGCCGGCGATGCCGTTCTCATCGTCGAGTGCCGCGGCAAAAAACGGCATCAGGTTGGGGGCGTAGCCCGTCACGCCGTCCAGGTCGTGCATGCCATTGACTTTGTTGATGTACACGTGCGTCTGGTCGCCGATGAGGCGGTTGATGCCGTACGTGGTGTCGCCCACGGGGACCGACGCGCCCCAGTTGGCGGGCACAAGCGGAGCGGTGGCCACGTTGCGCACACTCGAGACTCCATCCTGGCCGATCATCTGGAACGCGCCGGTCGTGCCCAATGTGCCCGTGGTTTGAAACCAGGCCTGCGCAAGCGATTTTCTCGACACGCCCGCGTTGTTGCTCCAGGTGCCGGCGCTCTTCTGCCACAGCAGGCCTGGCACGCTCGAGCTCGTCGAGCCGACACTGGTGCCGACGTACAGGCTGCCACCAAACGTGCACATGCTCCACGCCACGTTGCCAGCGCCCAGGTCCTGGTCCTGGGTGATCGCTCCGGTGCCGCCCGCCACTTTGTAGATGTACCGTCCGGCGCCGATGTACAGGTCGCCCGCGAAATCCTGGGCGCAGCGCGCGTGGTCCGCCTGACCGGTCGGTGAAACCGTGTTTTGAAACGGTCCTGGCAGCACCAGTCGGGGAAACCGCGCGTCGGCGTTCACACCCCACGCGTACGTGCCGCCCAGTAACCGCCACGAATAGAAGGCGCCTAAATGAAACGTGTCCATGACGAGCGGCTCTTCGCTGATGTCGACGGGCTCGCCCGACAGTTGCGGCGCGGCGGTCTCCTGATCGCCCTGCGCCTGACCGGGCGCACTGCGCCGCGCGGAGCTGTACTGGTACAGGGTGTAGTCCTGCCCATTGATGTTGATGGAATCGCGCAGCGGGAACGTCGGCACTTATCGCTCAGCCAGGCGTACCGAACACCGGGTTGCCGCCCCAGTTGTCCCGTGAGCGGACGGTGAGCACCGACGGCCAGTGCTGTTTTCTCACCTGCGGATGCTGCAGCGTCAGCCGCTTCCACTGGTTGGCCGCGGCTCGAGCCTGGGCCCGCAGGGCCATGTATTGCTTCTGATCGTCGGGCAGCCCCCATTTGGAAAGCTCGAGGTTGACGTACGCCTGGCCGATGATCTCCATGCCGTTGATGGGCAGCACGGCGCGGTCGGCCTCGGACTGCAGGCCTTCCGTCGTGGCCAGGCCCCAGCCGGTGCCCGTATTGATCCACCACGACATCGGCACGTAGCACTGCACCAGCAGGATGTCGCCGGTGTTGAGAAGCTGGGCGATCTCGATGCCGGGGTTATCACCGCCCGAGACCCAGCGCCAGTTGATCATCAACTGATCGTCCGCGTTGGGGTCGCTGTTGGCCGGGCGGTAATACACCTCGACGACCTGGTCTTCGGCCTGCAGCCAGGGCGCCAGCGTGCCGACGGGATAGACGCGCTGATTCTGGACGGCGGGTATCGGCAGTTTTTGAATCGTCCAGCACTCGGCCAGCACTTTGTTGACGATGTCGTTCAGGCCCAGCCGGCCTTCGTAATGGACGGGCGGCAGTTTCCCGTAGAACTCGACGGCCGTGCCAGCCAGCGTCAGCGCCGTGTGCGCGCGCTCGACCGTGACGGTGCCCGTCCCGTTCTGCAAGCCGCCGTAGACCACGCGCCTGACCTGGCCCGCGTTGGGGCCTGTCGGCTGGTACTCCCACGTGTTGCCCAGAAAGGACGGCTCGAGCTCCGTGCTCAGAAAATCGGCGACGACGAGCTGGTTCGTCGCGGTCGCGTCCGAGGTGGTCTGGGTGATGCTGTTAAAACCGGCCGCGTCGGCGAGCCGATGGCGGTACTGGCTCAAGCTGAACCCAGCCCCCTGCTGGGATTGGACCGGCCACGCGGGCGAATACGGGCCCAGCCCGACGCCGGTGTAGCGCGCGGTGCGGTACCAGTCCGTCAGATTGCCCGGTACGTCGACGTAGGTGTAGACCGTCTGGTTGAGCACGTACGGCAACTGGACCAGCAGCGTGAATGGTCCGCTCTGCACGTGCGCGCGCTCGAGTTGGATGCCCACGTACGTGCTCATCAACGCGTTGACGCTGGGTTCCTGGAGCGTGATGGTGTTACTCATTACGGACCTCCAACGGCGCTGCCGACGGGCGGTGGGATATCGCTCGAGGTGATCGTATGTTGCGGCCAGTCGAGGTAATTGCTGACGGCCACGCCCGCGGCCGGCGTACTGCTCGGGACCACCACCGGGGTCGGTGGCGGCGACATGCTGAGATGAGCGAGCAGCGACAGCACCTGGGCCTGCACGGCGCTGACGCTTAGCGCGAAGGTGTGATGGACCGCGGTGCTGAGCGACAGGACCTGGGCCTGGGTGGCGCTGACGGTTCTGAGAAACACCCGCTGGGCGACGATGCTGAGCGTCTGAGTCTGCGTGTTGGCCCGCACGAGACGCACCTGCTTAGCAGGCAGCGTGAGCGTCTGCGTCTGGGCGATCTGCCGGACCAGGCTCGGCGCGCGACGCAGGCTCAGCGTCTGCGGCTGCGTGGTCGACCCCGACAGCGTGTAGGTCGTGCCCCCACCGCCGCCGGTGGACTGCCAGATGGTGAACCACGGCTCCTGGCGTGGGGCCTCGCGGACCATCGCGTACGGGTCGCGGTACAGCCAGGCGATCTCCGCGGCCGTCAGGACACGCCCACGCCAGATGTACAGGTAGGCGATCGAGCCAGGCAGATACCCGCCCGCGGGCGCGCTGGTGCTGCCCATCGCACCGATGAACAGCGGGTCGGTGGCGTTGTAGTTGGCATTGGCCTGCGAGGTGTAATTGAGCGGCTGTGAGACGGCATCCACGTAGAACTGCAGCGTGGTCGCGCTGTTTCGCGTGGCGACAAACTGGTGGAAGGCGCCATTGATCGGGCTGGTCGTCGTGGCCCCGCTCAGTTGATTGCTGCCGTCGAGCATGAACAGTCCCAGCAACCCCGACACGGGGCCGCCGTTGTTGTCCATATTGGCCGCGAAACTGACCTGAACAAAGCTGCTGCCGTTGCGCTTGCTGGCCAGCCCGAACGTCGTCGAGCTCGCCGGCGGATTGGCGTACGCCGCGATGGTGAACACCTGGCTGCCCGTCCTGTACGAAGCGATGTCGCCGAAATTGCAGTTGTCGGTGCTGCCGTTGAAGAGCAGCGCCTGACCCTGTGGAGTACTACGGATTGCCGTAGGTGCGCCGCTCGGACTGGCCGCGCGGCCCAGCACCAGGTCGCGCGGCACGCCGTCGCCCGTCATTAACGTGGCGAACGTCAGACCGCGCGCCAGCGGGTGCTGCGGGTTGATCCGTGGGATGCCCAGCGGCTTTCGCCGCGGGAGCTCGAGCCCGAGGTCGCGACCGATCACGCTATTGGGTCTGCCACGAGTAGACCGACACCGTGCCAGCCGAGGCGGCCAGGGCAGTACCGGTGTTGTTCTGGAAAATCAGGTGCAGGTTGATCGGACCAGGCAAAGGGAACGGCGCCGAGGCGAGCTGCTGCGTCGTCGACGTGCTTTTGACGGGCAGGGAGGTCAGGTAGAGAGCGCCCTGCGGCAGCACGCCCGAGCCCAGGGCCTGGTAGTTCGAGCCATCCCACTGCGGCTGGCAGTAGACGTCGATCGTGTTGGAATCACTCACGGTCGGGGCGGCGTTGAACGTGATCGACCCCTGGATCGCCGCCCAGGGGTCAAGGTTCACGGTGTTGTTGACGACGGTGGTGGATTGAACGACCGCCGCCGACGCCATGCTGTTGAGCTCGGTGCCGCCACAGCCTGCCTGCGAGTGGGTGCTCGAGAACTTGGCCATAGACCTAAGAAAACTGGACTTTGGCGGTGAACTGGATCGAATCGCCCGAGTTCAGCGCCTGGCTGAGACCGTCGAAGATGGCGTACAGCACGCCGCCTGACGGCGGTGAGCCCGCTCCCGCCGCGTCGAAAATGCCCACGTTGGTGATGGTCTTGGTGCCCGCGGCGGTGATGGTGGCCACGACCTGGTGCGTATCGTTAGTGACCGAGGTGGTCACCTGGGTGCTGGTGCCCGAGACGCGCGCCTCGGTCGCCGCCGTCGACAGGTCGGTGCTGCCCGCCGCGCCCGCGCCGGCACCCGTGCCCCAGCCCACGAAATGCGGCTCGGTCTGGGTCGGCGTGCCGCCGAACATCCGCCCGCTGATTACGGCTTTTCCGACCGACGGAACAAGCGACGCCATGACCGACCCTCCTTATGCTCAAACTTCGCGATGGTGCCGAGGTCCTCGACGGCGCGCGCGGGGCACTCGAGCGCACACTCGGCGTGCTCGGGACACGCGCGGATGATCCTCGCGCTCAAACTGCCCGCCTGCGGGACCAGGCCCTGGGCCATCTCCTTCACGCTCAGGAGTTGCCTTCGATCGCGACGCTCGCCGACAGCCGCGCGTGGCCGGTGCTCGAGATCGAGGCAACCTGGATCGCCACGCGGTCGCCCGGGCGGACGCCCACCTTGTTCGGGTCGCCGACCGCGTTGGCGAACTCGCCGGTCGAGGTGGCCAGCAGGGTCGGCTTGTTGCCGGCTGTGGCCCAGATGCTGGTGCCGTTCACCAGTACGTCGACCACCGTGTTGCTGCCGCCGGTGCCCGCGGTGCCGGCGTACACCTTGATTCCCGTGATGCGGCCGAACGCGACCACCACGTACTCGTTGAGGAACTGGCTGGCGGTGACCGCGGCGTTGGCGTAGCCGGCGACCGTGTCGATAATGTTTTTGGCTTGGGCTCGAGTGCCAGGCATGGGGAAAGCCTCCTGGTGTGTTTAGGCGGGCACGTGGCGCTGGGCGCGAGCGGCCCTCGCGCGGGCAAGCGCCGCGAGCTCTGGTTCGGTGCGGGGTCGTTTGGCGGACGCCGGCTCGGGCTCGGACGGCTCATCAGCCGCCTCGTCCTCTTCGTCGTTATCGTCCTCCGGCACAGGGTCCGGTCCTGGCGTGGTGCGCGTGCCGTAGCCCAGCGTCTGCAAGGTGGCCGCCACCGCCGCGGCAATCGCCTGTGCATCGACACCACCGCCGCCCACCACACCCGTCTGGTGCAGTCCCGAGACGATCGCTTCGCCCAGGGCCTGCTGCTGGCGGCGGTCGTTGTGCATGACGTCCTGGTGCTGCTTCAGCGCCCGGTCCGTGGGAAAATCGTCGCGATCGCAGAACTCGCACTCGTCGGGCGCCGGCGGGACCTGGACGCGCTCGAGCTGCGGGAATCGCACCGGTCGCGCGCCGCGCCAGCACCCCTGGCTCTTGGCCGACCCGCCGCCGGCCCGTCCCGCGTGGGTCAGGTGATCCTTCGTTTGGCCCACGTGTTTCTCACACGTTGGCACCAGCGGCGGACGCAGGTGGTACCCCAGGTTGACGATTTGCTCGACGCCCAGCTCGTGAGCGCCGCCCGCCTGGAACAACGGCTCGTAGGGGTTGTCCATGTAGTAGACGTTCGAGCCGAACTGGCCATAGTCGTTCAGCACCTGCCAGCCGCGGTTGATCTTTTTCATCATTTCCATCGGCGAGGCGTCCGTCGAGACGATCTCGCCGCCTGGCGCGCGGCAGTAGACGAGGCCCTCGTCGGCAATCACGGCGTTCGGCGCGTCGGCGGTCAGTGTTTCAGCCATGCTGGCTCGGGCTCTCCTTGCTGCTGTACGTAGGCGGTCGGAATCGTTGGTCGATGAAAGAGCGCTGAGTACTCCCAGTCGACTTCGTCGGTCATCAGGTGGGCCCCCTTGGGCCCGAACGTGGGCAACGTGCTGACGCGCACCAGGTTGTCATCGGGCAGGGGTGGTGGCGAGGGCTGCCCCGGCACCCGCCGGCGTTTGGGGGGCCGTTTGCCGAAACCTTTGACGGGGACGACGGGCAGGGGCCCGCGCGGCGGGCGGGCGTCTAACCGCACGAACGTCCAGCCCTGCCGCGCGAGTCTCGGGATCATGCGCTCGAGCGACCACTGCAGCCGCCGCTGCATCAGGTCCGCGGTCGCCCGCGCGGGCAGGCGCACGTGAAACTTCACGGCGTACGCCTGCTGCTCGAGACCGGGCCTGACGATGACATTCGGCATGCTCAGGAATAGACGACGATGCCCGCGCCGGCCGAGCCGGGCACCAGAAAGATGCCCGAGCGGGCCGGAATGTCGATCGGGATGATGCCAACGCCTGGCGTGGCGGCCGAGACGTACAGGATCTGACCGCTGGCCGCCGACGGGTTGTCGTAGATCGTGAGCGAGCCGGTAATCGCCGCGGTGACCACGATCTTGGCGATGCGGCCACCACGGGCCTTCACCGCCACGTTCGAGGTCGTGAACGGCGCGTAGTTGGCGCCCTGGAACGTGTCGACGTTGGACACGGGACTACTTGGTGCAGAGCAGCTTGACAGCCCAGTTGCTCGAGTTGGTGGTGGCTGCCGCGGCCTCGTCTGCCTCCAGTCGCTCGAACATGCCGTAAATGCAGTCCATCGACACGATCCAGGCCAGGTCGAGCGGGCTGTACCAGGTGTGGGTGGTGGGCTGGCGCTGGATCGCCTTGAAGTAGTGCGTCTTGCTCCAGAACGCGCCGGTCGCGGCAGGAGCCGAGCCCGCGAGCAACTGCGATTCATAGACGTCGGCGCCGTACATGCGGCCGACCTTGGCCTCTTCGACCGCCGTGCCGCCCTCGGACTCGCCGATGTACAGCATGTTCGTGAATTTCTCCAGCTTCAGAAAGCCGGAGTAGGTCGCGGGCGGAACCACGATGTACCAGGGCCTGGGCGCGGCGTTGTTGCGCAGCAGGGTGCGGGCAAGAATCAGGTTGTCGTCGGTCAGCTCCGCGCTCGAGGTCCCGCTCGAGTTGGTCGCGGCGGCGAACAGGCTCGCGGCATCCACGTCCATCTGACGCGCGAGCGCATACGCGCCGGCGATCGTCGTCTCGGAGCGGATGTCGTACCGGCTCTGGATCTCGGCGATGTCCTCGATCTCTTGCGCGATGGCCCTGTGCCCATTGGTCATCGGCAGGACGAATTGTTGCTGGGTCTCGGTGATGGCCTGCGGGGTGAGTGCGGTGCCCGCCGCCTTGGCGTTGGCAGTCAGGTTGTGCCTTGACGGCAGGTTGATGGTGTTGGCGTGCTGGTCGACCAGCGAGCTTTTGTCGTCGAATAATGCCGCGACCACGACGTCGTACTGGATGGCCCGATTGAGTTCAGGCGACCAGACCTGGTCGATGTAGAGCGCGGCCGTCGTAATCGTGACGTCGGCCAAGGTGGTATGAACCCTCCGGTGGAGGGCTGTTTGAAGTCAGCCCTGGTTAGCTGCGACTGCGCTCGGCATCGGCGCGCATCTGGGCCGTCATCGCATCAATCTGCGCTGGGCTCAGCTTGCGGGCGTCTTTCGGCGACAGGGTCGCGTATTCCTCAATCGAAACGTTGCCGTCTGAGTGGCTCGAGCCATTGGCGCGTTCGGGCGTGGCGCGCGAGCCGACCAACCGACCGCGCAGCCCCTGAAGTTCGGCCTCGAGCCGAGCCACCTGGTCCTCGCGCGAGCGTTTGCCCAGGTCGAACGCACGTTTGGCCAGGTCCGCGGCGGACGGGGCGCTGTGCAGGGTCTGGTACTCGTTCTCGCCGACACCCTCGAGGTCGCGCAGCGTTGAAAAATCCTGGGCCATCTCGGTCAGGATCTGCTGCCGCGTGGCCTGCTGAAGCTGTTGCGCTTCACGGTTACCGCCGTACATCTGTGCGAGCTCACGCCGGGCCCGATCCACGGTTGCCCAGTCATTGGACCCCAGGTCCTGGAAGAGACTGTCCACGCGTTGCGTGGCTTCGCGCTGCGTTTGCTCGTATTGCTGCGCGCGTGTGCGTTCGGCCTGCTCCCGTTCGTGCTTGGCTTGACCTTCTGCCAGACCACGCTGGTACGCCTCGTCGGCAGCTCGTCGGCGGGTCCCCCGTGTCTCACCCTGGCTTAGCTCAGGTGAGGCAACGGTTCCAGCGCTCTCGGGCGGCGGTTCGGGGATCGTGGCTTCGTCAGGGTCCGGTGCGTCGTCGGCGGGTGGTGCGGGCGTGGTCTCAGGGGGTCTCAGGCTCTCGGGGTAGATCGATTGATCGGGACCGAGAGCGATGGTGACCTGGGACTCGCCGTCCGGACTCGTCGGGGCAGGTGCGCCTGGCTCAGCGTCTGGCATTTCTCAGACACGCCTACGATAACACCGCGCAAGTCCGACCGACTCAACCCTCCGGCGCTATAGTGCGCAGCACATCAAAAAAGCTCCCGCACAGCGCAAACTGCCGGGAGCACGGCACCGAAGGAGGTTCTTCCGGATGCAGACTCAGTCTAAATCCTGGCCCCTGGTCCTCGCGATCTTGATCGCCGCGCTGATGCTCTGCGCAACCCTGCTCGTCCTCAATCTGCGCAGGACGTACCCGTTCGTTGACACCACCAATAACAAACTGCTGATCGACAACACCGTGTACTTACGTTTGCTGAGCAGCGGCTGCACGACGGTGCCCACGCCGGCTGGCGGAGTCGCCGCGGTCAGTTGCCCACTCTGGGTCTCGCCCTAGCCGCCCAGGAGCGACTGAATGAGCGCCTGGTGCTGCGCCAGACGCGCTGACGCGCCTGGGTCGGTGTATTGATTGCCGAGGATGTCCGGGCCATAGCCCACCACTGGCGCCAGCACCCCCGTCGACTGCATACGGCTCTGGGCCGCGCCAGGCGTGCGCACGATGTCGCCCAGCACCATCCGACCAGCGGCCGACGCCGCGGCCGAGTCGATACGCTCAAGCGCCGCGCGTTGCGCGTAGGGCTGCATCTGTTGAAACTGCGGCGACGCCACCAGCGGCGCGGCTGACCGCTCCAGGATCTGGCCGCGATACTGCTCGAAGGCGCGCTGCTCCTCAGGCTTGAGCCGCAGTTCGTTGGCTGGGCCGTAGGGAATCGTGGCTGGCGGCCCGGACGGCGCCACCCCCAGACGTTGCATCGCCTCGAGCAGCGGCGTCGGCTGACCAGCGGCGGTCTTCACCGGCAGCAACTCCCCCAGGCCTTGCAACGGGTTACTGATGGGTCGCCCGAGCACGTCCTGGCGCGCGGGCAGGCCCTCACGCAGTCCAGGAATGTTCTGAGCGACGTGCTCGAGGACACTCTGCGGCAGCTCCTGCAGCGTGCGCGGCGTGAGCGTCTGGCGTTGCGTCGGGTCGGTCATCTCCGCCACCGATCGCACCGTGCCCGACGCGGGAACCATGCCACCCAGGACTTTCGAAGCAACATCGCCCGCCGCACTCATGCCGGCACCGGACGCGTTCGAGCTCGAGCCCACCGCGTCGTACAGATCGGCGAGGGTCCGCATCGGCGTCGCTGATGCCACCTGCCGCCCAATCTCCGACACCAGTTGCCAGGCCGCGGCGGTGAGCGGCTCTTCAATGCCGTACGCCTGCGGGCCGGCCGTCTGTTTGGTCGCCAGGGCTTTGGTGTAGGCCTGGTACGCATCCGCGTAGGCCCCGGCGGTCATCAACGGTCCGCGCAGTTGTGGCGGCAGTTTCTGCCAGCTGTGGTACGCCCCGTCGGGGCCGATGAAGCTATTCGGCTGGTTGCCGTTCGCCAGCCACGCCTGATGCTGGCCGGGGTCGGTCGGGCCGTCGCCGGTGACCTGGCCGGCCAGGGCTTTGTTGGCCAGCCACATGCTGGCAACGGTGCCGATGATGTTGTTGGTCAGCCGCTCGGTGAGCGGTCCGACCGCCGTGCCCGTCGGCGTGCTGCCCAGCCCCGCGGCATACGGGCCTTTTCCAGCCAGACCTCGGGCGACGTCGAAGCCCGTGCCGACCAGACCCAGCGGCGACGCCTCGACCATGCGGCTGCCGAGAGCCATGCCCATGCGGTACACCGGGAACAACGCATCGCCGATCGGACCGGCGCGATTGACGAAGTTGCCGAACGCACTGGCCAGCGTGCCGAGATCGCCGCGGCCCGCGGTCCGATCGCCCACCGCCTGCGCGCGGGCAACGACGTCCGCCGGTAGCCGCCCGAGCTCGGTGCTGAAATTGCCCTTCCAGCCCGGACTGAAAATGGTGTTGCCAGCAGCATCACCCGCCGCGGCGCCCATCTCCATCCGTTGGATCAATTCCGAGGTCGCGTTCTGGAACGCGCCATGCAACGCACCCATCCCCTCGATGAGATTCGCTATGACTCTTGGCGCGCCGCCGCCAGCCCGCGCCGACAGCGACGTGGGGCGTGACAGCGAATCGCTCAGGCCGGCCAGGAAGTGATCGCCCCAGTCGGCGATGCCGGACATGGCCCCCAGCGTGCGGCCAGCCATGCGCCCCGGTGAGAGTGACACGAGATCCCGCACGTACCCCGCGCCGGCGCTCAGGATGGGGCTGAGCGTGGCATTCGAGGCCACGTCAGCCATCGTGTTGAGCCCGCCAATGACGCCACCCTTGTACGCACCCTGAAGCCAGTCGGCCGCGCTGATACCACCAGGGGCCGATGGCGCCGCTCGAGCAAGCCGCATCGCCTGTCCGGCACCCGCAACTCCGGCGAAGCCAGCCCCAGCGCCGAGCGCGGTGCGCAGCGCACGTTCCTGGGGCGACGCATCGTCGGGCGTGGTCTCGTAGCCCGCCAGGCCGCCGGCCGCGGCACCACCCAGGTGCGCCGCGAACTCGGCCGATGCCATGCCGCCCTGCGTGCCACTGATCGCGTTGCGGACCTTGTCGAGCGAGTCCGGGAAGATGATGTTGACGTCGTGCTCGATGGGAACTCCGGATGCGTCGGTCATCGGGATGCGCTTGCCGCCCGAGTGCTGAATGCCATCGAAGCCGGCGTCGGCGAGCACCTGGTTGGCAGCAGTCTTGCTCCCGTCGCCGACCTCGCCGCGGATCGTGTCATACACCGACGCACCATCGACAGCGGGCGTCGACCAGCTCTGGACCTCGGCTCGCGTCTCCGGATCTGCAAGTGCATCCGTCCCCCAGAGCCGTTTGGCGATCGCCTCAGCCTGGTCCGCGGGCACCGGGCGTTCCATGTCAAACAGGTTCAGGTTCTGCGGCACGTCGATGGCGCGAACATTCGGTCCAGCGAACTGCTGGATCTGCGTCTGAGCCTTCGTGAGCAGATCCTCGAGCGCTGTACGTCCACTCTCAGATAGGTCCGGGTTCTGGAGCGCCTGACGAATGCCGTCCACCTGGTCGGTAAGAATGTTCAGACTGTCCGGCGGTGGTGCGGTCTCCTGGGCATAGCCCCGGCTGATCACGGACCCCGGCGCTCGTTTGACTGAACTCTTGAGCCACGACGGCCCCACCTGCTCGCCACCGCTCGCCACGACACCACCAGCAACGCGCGGATCGCTCGTCAGGTAGTAGCCCGGCCCGAACAAATTGTCCTCGCCGCTCACCGCCGACGGATCGACCCTGGGGAAGTCTGAGCCCGTGCCGTGGAACATCCGCGTCGCCTGCTCCTCGAGCGGGGCACCCTGAGTGGACGCGTACGCCACAGACGGTGGGCTGAGCCTGTCCAGCGCGCCCAATCCCCGCCCCAGCACCTCACCACCCAACTCTGGCAGGTAGCGTTCGGCTGCACCGAGCAGACGCGGCGCGCCGGCCTCCACGGCCGGCCCGGCGAGCACATTCCCCGCCTGACCCAGGATCTGCGAGTACGGCTGCGGCACACCCGCGGCCTCGAGCCCCGCCGAGACCGCGGGGCTGACGTCGGCCTGTGGGCCACCGATGAACGGCTGGATAGCTTGCAGACCCAGGCCGACCCCGCCGCCCAGCGTCCCCAGAATGTCCCCCCGCCGCGCTGAGTCAAGGACGTTGGCGGCCTGGGTGAACTGGTCGGGCGTCTGAAGGGCTTGCTGGCGCTGCTGCTCGAGAACCGACAGCGCGCCGCCCCCGAACCGCCCCAGGGGAGCGAGCAGATTGCCCGCACCCTCGAGCGCCTGGCCGCCGATATTCGGGATGCCCTGGCTCGTCAGGGCATTCTGCTGCAGGATGCCCTGAATGGTGGTCGGCGCCTGCGAGATGTCGCTCTGCGCGTTCCCCAGTACGTTTTGCCCCTGGGCGAGCAAGTCCTGGCCAGCCTTCGACGCGCTCGAGCCGACGTCCTGCACCGCCTGAAGGATGCTGTTGGCTTTGGCCTGCAGTCCGCTCGAGGTCGGGGACAGAATGCTGCCGACCAGGTCGCGGCCTTGCTGGAGCTGCTGGGTGTTCTGGCCGAGCAGATTGCCGATGTCCGACAGGCTCTGACCGCCCAGAAATGGCAGCGGCGCGTTGCCGACCGCCTGACCGATCGACGACCCGAGGTCGGGCTGAGCGGATGAGCCAGGCTGCATCGTGCCCATCGTCAGACGCGCACTTGACTGGGCGAGCCCGTCAGACTGAGCGAGCGGGTGGTCGGCGAAGATCGCCGCGCGCACCGCACCGTGCGACTGGGACATGCCGTTGATCTGATCGGGCGTCATCCATTCGGAGCCGCCCTTCAGGTCCGTGCCCGACGTGCCGACGTGCAACTGGCCGGTCTGCTGGTTGTAGCCGTCGACGTAGTAGTAATGCCCAGGCGTGTCGAGAATGACCGGGTTGCCGCCGGACGCGTCGCGGCCAACCTGGGCCCAGTCCACGCCCGCGGTCATGTGCGCATCCACGCCCATCGTCTTGAGGAGTTGGACCTCGGACTGCGGCCCGGCCATGCCCTGGTCGGGATTCCAGCCCACCTGCTGGGCAAGCTGCTTCGCTTCGGCAACTGTGGGGTTGCGTCCGAAGGACTGGGCGAAGGCCAGCGCCGCGGTCGGCCCGCAGAACGCCATCGCGTCGCCCGAGCTCAGCCCCAGACCGAACTGCGAGGTGCGCGCGACCGCGGACTGCACGCCCTGCACGGCCGTGTTCACCGCGCTCAGTCCGGTCTGTGCAGCGTTCCCGAGCGCCTGTCCTGCGCCGCCAAGAATATTCTTGACGTAGGTCTGCGTTTCCTCGAACGGGGGGATGCCGCCGTACTTGTCGACGTTGCCAGGACCGGCGTTGTACGCGGACAGCGCCTTGCTCCAGTCGCCGCCGTACTTGTCCAGGTACGACTTCATGAGGTTCGCGGCGGCCGGCAAGGCCTGCTGCGGGTTCGTGGGATCGATACCCAGCCCGCGCGCCGTCTCGGGCATGAACTGGGCGATGCCCTGCGCGCCAGCAGGCGAGCCCGCGTTGGGGTTGAAGTTGGACTCTTGCTTGATCTGACGCGTGAAAATGCCGGGGTCGATCCCCGCAGCCTGGGCGGCCTGGCGCGTCTGATCGATCAGATCGCCGGGTGCGTTCGGCTGAGGTCCGGGCGTCGGCGCGGGCGATGGGCCTGAGGTCTGCTCAGGCGAGGGCTGAGACGTAGGCAAGCCAGGGACAGGCGCTGCATCGGCTGGACTCGGCGACGGCGGCGGCTGCCCAGCAGCGGACGGATTGAGCAGGTTCTGAATCTGCTGCTGCGCCCAGGTCTGACCTACATCCGGGGTTGATGGCGCGGGCGCGGGGGTTGGCATTGGGGCCGGCGCTGGCGTGGACGCCGGTGATGGCGGCGTGATGCCCCCACCGGTCAGGTCGCTGGGGGCCGGCAATGCCCCGGCTCCGGGCGTCGTACCACCGATCGGCACGGGCGGCGCTGGCGCCGGCATCGGCGTGGGCGGCGGGGCTTCGACGGGCGGGGCGACCGGGGCTGGCGCAGCGGGCGCTGGCGGTGGCGTGGGCGACACCTGGGGCACCATCTGCTGTAAGCGGCCCATCGTGTCCTGCATCGCCTGCTGGGCCCAGTTCACCCCGGCGTGGACGTTCTGGGTCTGCTGCTGCGCCCACAACTGCCCTGCCGTTTGCAGGTAGGTCGCGTCGTCGAGCCAGATACCGCTCGGCATACGCTACGCCAGGGCGGTCTGGGTCGGGGCCTGCTGGCCGATGCGACTCTGCTGGTACTGCTGCAGGAACGACGGCAATGACCCGCCCGCGGCACCGATGCCGCTGCCCAGCGCCTGGAGCTCGTCCGGACTCAGGCGCTCGAGCGCACCGGGCCCGAGGCTCTGGGCGCCCTGGCCCATGATGCCCTGGATGGCGCCCAGCGTCTGGTTGTAGTCCCAGCCTGGCGTCGCCGACGTCGTGCCACCCAATTGACCGGCGAGACCTGCGGCCGTCTGCGTGTTCGGCGGCGTGCTGCCCGTCCCCTGGAACGCGGGCATGCCGATGTTATTGGCCAGCGACTGCAGATACGTGGGCACGTTCTGATTGCCTTGGGCGCCGCGGAGATAATTCGAGAGCTGAAACGTGTTCTGCGGACCCTGGAGCTGCGCGGCCGTGCTCAAGTACTGCTGGCCGAGCTGGCCCTGCTGCAAGCCGAACGACTGCTCGAACTGCGCCTGTTGCTGCGCCTGTTGAGCGGCGAACTGCTGCTGGGCCTGGGCGAGTTGACGGGCGAACTCGCTGGCAGCCTCAGTCGGCGCGCCCTGGTACTGGCCACTGAGTTGCGCTTGCTGCAGCGCACCCGCGAGCGTCTGCTGCCCAGCCCCACCACCACCAGCCGGCGTCTGGGCGCCGCCTGAAGCGCCCGGTGCAGCGGCAGCCGCGCCGGCAGGACTGTAGCCGGTCGGCAGGCCGTACGCGACGTTGCCACTCTGGGCAAACCCCTGCGACCACTCAGATTGGGCCGTCTGCTGAGCCTGGCCCTGAGGCATGCCCGCGACACTCATGAGTTGCTGGATGCGCGCCTGCATGTACTGGTCCTGGGGATTCGCCCCACTGCCCGCGGTGGGCGCGCCGGTCGTCGTCTGGCCGCCCATCGACGGCATGCCGTAGGCCACGTTGCCGGATTGAGCAAAACCCTGGCCCCATTCAGACTGCGCGGTCTGCTGCGCCTGCGCCAGGCCCATGCCGGCCACGCTCATGAGCTGCTGCGTCCTGGCCTGGATGTACTGGTCCTGGGGGTTCGCCGCCGCCGCGCCGCCGCCGGTCGTGGTGCCAGTACCACCCGCCGCGCCGCCGCCGGTTGGGTTCGTCCACTGGGCGACGCTGGGCACGCTCGATGGCGGGTTGAAGTAGCCCGTCAGTCCTGCAGTCGTCGCGGCCTGGCTGTACTGCTGAGCCTGCTGGGCCAGGGCGAGCTGGCTCTGGAACTGCTGTTGCTGCAGTTGGGCGAGCTGCTGGTTGATCTGCAACTGCGGAATGCCCAGTTGCTGCATCTGCTGCTGGGCGAACTGCAACTGAGCGTCGAACTCGGCTTTTTGCTGGGCGAGCTGGGCCTGGGTGACGCCCGAAACCTGGGCGCCCAGCGCGTTCAGGCCGCCCAGGTTGGGATTGACCAGACCCTGAGGATTGATCGTCGTCGGGCCTGGATTCGGTGCCGTGCCGCCGCTTGAGGAGCTGTCGCCACCGAAGCTGCCACCCGTCCACGACGACATGCCCCGCGCGCTGGCCGCGGTCTGCTCGGCTTCCTGCAGCGAGTTGCCGCTGGCATAGATCGTCCCGCTTCCTGACGGATCCGGCAGCGCATACGTTGGCATCAACTAACCCCCTGCCCCATCGCGGCATACGGTGACTTCACCGCGCCTGAGCCGAGCTCATTGCCCCACAACTGGTGGACATAATCCGTGGTCGGCGGTGCGTAGTTCTGAAGCACGCTCGGCATCGGCAAGCCTGGGCCAGCCGAGAGCGCCGTGCCCTGAGCGCTCGAGCCCTGGGCGAGACCGGGGAATTGCTGAGGCGGCGACTGCGTCTGGCCCTGGCCGCCAATATTGATGGTCACCGGTGCGCTCGTCGTCGGCGCGTTCGCCGGCGCGGTTGCCGGGGCGGGTGGTCTGAGCATCGGTGGTGGCGCGGGTGCTGGGCCGGTTGGTGCGGCAGGTGGCGCCAGTTTCTGCAGCAGTGCCGGCAACGCGGGCGCCTGGGGCATCTGGGGCGCGGCAAACTGAGGTGCCTGGGTGCCCTGCGCAATCTGGCCCATCGCCTCGGCGAACGCGGGACCGAGGGCCTGTGAGCCCGCCGGCGCGTCCTTCATCACCCCCAGCAGTGAGCCGAGCACACTGCCGGCCGTCCCGGTGTACTGGTTCGCCCTCGAGGCCGCGGCTGCCTGGGCTGCATTCGTCAATGACGCCTGGGTGCCGAACGCGGTCAGCCCGGCGTTGGCCGCGGCAACGTTGGCCGCGTACGGCGTGGTGCCCGACAGCGTCGCCGTCGTGAACTGTTTCAGTAGGTCGTTGGCCTCGTTGGGATCGCCCGAGCCACCTGGACCGAACACCTGCTGCTGAATCGTCTGGATCGCCTTGATCTGGTCCTGCAGCCCGTACAGCGGACCCAGCTTGTCTTTCTCAATGCCCGCCTGCGCCTGGGCCGTCTGCGCCCCAGCCAGCCCCGCCTGGGCGCCCGCGAGCCCCACCTGAGCCGGCAGCAGCGTCGAGGTCTGTGCCTTCGTCTGGGCCGTCTGGGCGTCTGTCAGCCCCGCGTTGGCCGTCGCCTGCGTGGCCTGGGCCTGGGCGAGCTGTGACTGCGAGCCGGTGAGGCTGGTCTGGGCGTTGGTCAGCCCGGTCTCGGCTTTTTGCTTGTCGATCAGACCCGGCAGCAGCGCGTTGGTCTGGTCGGCCTGTGCGTTCAGGGCCTTGGCCTGAGCGTTGAGCTGGGCAATCTCCGCCGGCGTCTTGGCCGTGGTTGCCGCGGCCGTCGCCAGCAGCGAGGCCGCCTGGGCACTGGCCGACGTTGCCTGGGCCGCAACCAGCGCTTTCTGGCCGTCTGAGCCCTCGTCGAGGACTTTCGCCTGCGTCCTGGCCAGCCCAGCGTCCGCGTCGGCCTTCGCCGCGGTGGACTGCGCGACCTGGACCTGGCCTGGATCAACGGTCCCATCGTGGATCGCGTCGTTGAGCGTTTTGCTGCGCGACGCGTTGGCCGTCTCGACGCGCTGCAAGCCCTGGCTGAGAGTCGAGTACAGTGCGTTCAGGGTGCTGGTGGCGGCGGTCAGTTTCGCCGGGTTGGCGATGGTGGCGGGATCGTTCTGTGCCTGATCGACGAGAACTTTCTGGGCGTTGATCTGATCCCACAGCTTGGCGACGTCGGTGTTGGCTTTCAGCAGCTCGGCATCGGACTCGCCGATGACCTGCGAGACGGTGTAGCCACCCATGCTCGGCGACCCTGGCGCAGCCGGGCCCGCGGCTGGACCCGTGGTGGACGTGGCCGCTTTGCTTGCGTTGGGGTCGATGTTCACGTTGGTGACGGGTGCCTGCGCGGGCTGGTCGCTGGGCGCGACATACGGCGTGTTGGCGCCGCCAGGTTGCGTGGCTGGCTGACCCGTCGCCGAATCGACCCAGATGAACTTGCCGGGATTGTTCGGATCGGGTCGCGCGGTTATGGGCACGTCAGGTCACTCCAGCGGGTTGCGGCATCGGAATCGACAGCGGCACGTTTGAGCCGCCCATCGGCGGCAGATTGCCGAGTGTCGGGACCACCGGTGGCTGCATCGCGGGCAGCGCCATCCCAGGCCCTGGCATCGGCCCCGGAGAGGGTTGGGGCAGTCCACCAGGACCTGGGAGCGGCATGGGCGGAGGCGCGCCCTGTACTGGCGGCTGCTGCGCCATCAACAGCGGCACCGTCGAGCTCGTCGGCTCCTGGGGCGCTGGTTGACCCGTCGCATCGGCTGCCCAGCCAGCGATCTGACGGGCGTTGCTGATCGCGTCCTGGGTGTCGGCGCCGCGGTACAGCATGCTGCGCATTGGATACACCTGGTCGAGCGCCTGGCCTGGCGGCATGCCCTGGGCGACCTTCTGGTGGTAGGCGGCATCGGCGGCTTGTGTCGAGCCGAGCGGCGAGAAATTCCAGCGCTGCACGGCATCATCCTTGCTCAACTGCGTGCCGCTGAGCGGCTGGCCCAGGCGCCCGGCTATGCCGTCGGCGTACTCGCTGACGCGCTGCGCGAACCCATTGACGGTTTGCTGCAAAACGTCCTGGCTCGAGGCGCTGCCGGCCATTTACTTCTTCGCTTTAGCCTTGCGTTGCGTGTTTAGCGCGATCGCCACGGCTTGTTTCTGAGGTTTGCCGGCAGCCATCTCGGTCTTGATGTTCTGACTGACCGCGGCTTTACTCGCGCTCTTTTTGAGTGGCATCAATCAGTACGAATGCAGGTGACCGCCGCCGTTACCACCGGTCGGCGTAGAGCCCTTGTGCAAACGCTGGGGTGCGCACGGATAACTGTGCCGATCGCACTCGAGCACGCCTGGCTGGGGCGGCAGCAACTGCGCGTTGAGACGCGCCATCTTGTCCAGGTCGGGGTACGCCGACGGGCCCTGACCGTTGCGATTGTCGCTCTCAGCCTTGGCTCTGGTCATGGCTTGATGTTCCCCCTGGAGAAACCCTTCGGGGTGCGCATCGCTCGAGCGCCAAGGCTGGGCGTCGCGCCCATCCCCATCGCAGGCGCCTTCGGCCCCCTGGGCATCGGCGGCGCCTTCACCCTGGGAATCTTGGGTGCTTTGGCCATGACTACGTCGCGTTGCCCGTCTCGCCCTTGTTCCACGAGTAGCTCTTCTTCGTGGCGGGCGAGGCGTTGAAGACCTCGGGGTCTTCTGGGAAGTTGGCCACGTTGGCATTGTCCTGGACTCCAAGCGACTGACCGCCGCGACTGGCGATGCGACCAGGACTGGGGCTCGGATTGCTCGTGCCGCTCGAGTTGCTGCCAATATTGGGCATCTTGCCTGCCATGCGCCTATCCACCCGGAGGAGGTGCGGCCCCCGGTCCGACTATGGCGCCCGCTTGCTGGGAAGCGAGCACGTCCTGACGCATCGGCCCAGCGCCAATGGCTCCCGCCATGATCCCGCCCACCGCTGAGTTTACCGGCTGTGGCGGCGCGGTCCCCTGCAGTTGGCCGGTCTGGCCCGGCAGCCCACCACCTGGCAACGCCGCGGTGGGCGTGCCGTCGGGCATCGCCTGACCCGACTGCACGGCAGCGAACAACTGCGCCATTTTCTCGTCGTCCAGTTTCTTGGCCACGAGCTGGAACAGGTACTGCTGGCCCTGCGGCGTGTTGAACAGCAGTTTCTCGGTCTGAATTTCGATCATGGTCTGGTCGGGACTCTCGTCGCCCAGACCTTTCTCAAGGGCCTGGCGCAGCGGGATGCGGCCCTCGAGCGACCACTGCATCAACATCTGCGCGTAGGGTAGATTCTCGCCTTCCTCGGGCGGGTATTCGGCGTAGAAGTCGTACACCCCTTGCGTCATGTCGCGGGTCAGTTCTTGGGCTTTACGCACGGATTGGCGCATGCCCTTGGGCTGCACGCTGCAGTACACCGGCACCGTCACGTCATAGTGCTCGACGATGCGATCGGCGATCTCGGTGGCCATACTGCCGACGAACGTCATCGCCTCGAGGCCACCGTTGAGCACGTCGTCATAGGCGTCCTGCAGCATGCTCCGGATCAGCGCGCGGTCGTGGCCGCTCGTCGCCCCCGGACCACCACCGGCTGCCGCTGAGGGCGCCTCCTCGTGCACGCTGCCCAGCATCAGGCCCATCAGTTCGTCGACGTCCTTGTTGGTGCCAGGATGCGTGGCGGGCACCGGGGTGCCTGCCACGTACTGGGCCTTCATGGGCTGGATGTCGATCTCGCGCGGCCGGCCATTCTCGAGCACCAGGTCCGGCGAGACGTCCGCATTGGCCGGGATGAACCAGCCCCCGAACGCGTGCTGCCAGGCATGCGCCAGCTTGGCCGTAGCCAGGTTGTTCATGCCCTGGAAGACACTGAGAAAGGGCCACAGGAACGGGACGCCGCGACGGTCGGGGTCGGTCTCACTCGCAAAATTGCAGCCCCATACCCAGGTGCCGCACAGCCGCGTGATCCCGAAGTCTTTCGCCAGGTCGACGGCCGCCAGACTGGTCTCGCCGCCGGCATTCACGCGGTGGGCCAGGGTGATATTAGAACCGTCGGTGGCCGGCGCGGTCACGCCCTGGCCGATGTAGTACACGACGCTGCCTGGCCGCCACAGTTCGTACAGCGTGAATTTGGGGTAGCTGCCGCGCGACTGCGACATGTAGTCGGGGTCGTAGCCCGGTCCGATGTGGCCCGTGTCACCGAACCGCCAGCGATAGCCGCGCGCCTCGAGCTCCTCCTGGGCGTACTGCGACCGCACGAGCAGGCCGTCAAGGCGATGGCCTGGACCCAGCATCGGCAGGCACTGGTCGATGCCGATGACGCGGATGCTCATGGGCACCTGTCGGGCACGCCAGTCGAGCAGATACTCCTCGTACTCAGACGCTGACTGTTTCATCGTCTGACGCTTGAATTGCGGGTACACGCCGCCGTCGTCGTCCACGAAGCTGGGCATGTTTTCCCAGCCCGCGGACGCTGGAAAACACAGCACGGCGCCGGAACCCTGGTTGAACAGCATGTCCATCAAGGGGCGCCAGAACTTGCCATGCTGCTCTTCGATCGCGGTGATGGCCGCGTTGGCCCACACCTCGAGGTCAGACGCGCCGGTACGGGCGGTAACCGACTTGCCCATCGGGTCGCGTCTGAGCCGCGGGCGTTTGCCTGACAGCATCTGCACCGCGTGCAGCGGCACGGTGATGGCGTACGGCAGTTTTATCGCGAGGTTGCCGGCGACCTGGGCGAAGTCTTTGGGGACGACCGGGTCCCAGCGGTTATTCAGCCAGTCGCGACAGTCGCGGACACGAAGACGCGACGTCTGCCACTCGTTGTACTTACTCCACCACATGGTGGCGAGTTGGCCGCCGGTGGGGACGTCGCCTTCACGCATCAGTGACGCGTGGTGTCTTTGCTCTCGTGCTCCTGGGCACTGCCTCTGGGGCTCTCGTGCTCCTGTGTTCGGGTCGCCACGGCGGCGGTAGCAGCGGCTGCGGCGGCGGCCTGCGCTTCGGCAACCTCTTCGGGCGTGGCCAGGCGTACGGCCCACAACTGGCGCACCTGGTCGAACTCGACGTGCAGCGGCGGATCGGCCCCGAGCAGGGCCGTGGCGCCGGCCTCGTCGAGACCGGGAAGCTCGGTGTAGATGGTGGCGCTGTCAGATTCCTCGAGTTGGGCGGCGAGGACGGCAGCCTCACCGGCGAGATCACGTGGAGATGCAGTCGGCATGCACCCAGTGTACGTTTCACGGTCAAGGTTTCACGCCGGGCTCACGGCTCGAGTGGATTCCTCGGGCCGCCCTGGGAAAACTTGCCGCCGACCAGCGCGCCGTGGTGCCGCACGTTGGCCGATTGCGTAAACAGCACCTCGAGCATGCGCGTTTGCCCGAGCTTGCCGAACTTGTAGACCGCCAATGCCAGGGCGCACACGCCGTCGTCGTGCATTCCCTCCGGTGCCGCATAGTGGACTCCAGTTCGTGTGTAGGCGTACTCGAACGCCTCGAGCTCCAGTTGCAGGATGCCCTCCGGAAAGCCGATCGTGTGCTCCTGAATCGCGATGGCCAGGCCCTCCATCAACAACTGTTTGGAGCGCTGGTTGAACACATAGCCCTCGACGTTGCGGTGCTCCGCGTTCAGCGCCTGGTCGATCGGCCCCCCAGGTCCGGTGGAGTCGACCGCGGCCGGCGCGCGGCCAACCAGGTCGCGGATACGGCGCAGGGTGACCTCCCAGAATTGCGGATGCGAGGTGGATTCGGATGCGTCGGACTCCGGGTCGAGGCTCGGGTACGCGGTTTGGTTCCAGCGCTCCGAGCGGCACACGCTGCCGTGGTCGCACAGGGCTATGCCCCAGGTCCAGTCGTTCGCACGGGCCAGGTCCCAGCCCCACACCGAGGGTTTGCACTCCGCGTGCATCGGCTCGAGGCACGCGCGGATCGCCTGGATGCCGAACGGGTTGCCCTCGTCGTCGCTAGGCTCGGCCTCGTACAGCTCGCGAAAAACTGCCTCGGGCAGTTTGCTCCTGGCGTCGTCGATCTCGGTCTGGGCGAGCACGCCGGCCTGCACCGCGTCGTACGCGGTGATTTTGGCCCAGTGCATGCCGGGTTCCCCCGCCTCGGCGCGGACGCCGAGCTGGTACGCCCAGTTTCGGCGGCCCTTCACGTTGCCGATGATGCGGACCGGCCCACGGGTCGCGGTGAGCGTGGACCGGACCGCGTACCAGGCCTCTTCTCGGCACCGGGTGGCCTCGTCGATCACTGCAGCGTAGACATCCTCGCCGTACAGGTTGTCTGGCTTCTCCGCGCTCTTGAACCACAGCACCGCGCCATTGGCCAGGGTGAGCGTCAGGTCGGTCTCACGCGGCTTGTAGAGACCTCTGGGAATGCCGTACTTCATGCGTTCGTAGGCGACCGCGGCCTGGGAATAGACAGGAGCGATCCACCAGAAATTTTGGCCGCGGGCGCCTTGCATCGCTTGCTCGAGCAACCACACCAGGCAGGCCACAGTCTTGCCGGACTTCGTACTGGCGGCCACGATGGCGTAGCGTTCCGGCGCGAACACCGCGTCCAACTGATAGTCGGCCATCCAGGGCCGTGTGTAGGCGGCGGTGCGCTCAATCGTCGACATGGGCGCGCTGAATGGTGAAACTGAACGCCTGGCCGTCGGTGGTCAGATCGACCTGATCGGGCACCTTGCCGTCGATGCGCTCGAGCACGACGGCGATGGCCTTCACGTCGCCGTCCTGGGCCATCTGAATAAGCCGTGATGCCACATGCTCGGCTCGTGTTTTGCCGTCCTGTTTTTCGAGCAGCAGGCGTCTAAGCCACGGGGTAATCGTGGGTTCGCTCTTGGGACGGCCGGCAGGATTTCCACTCTGGCCTTTCTGAAATTTCACTGCTAGATCAGGCCATCCTAAGTGCTCATAGTTCTATCAAGCGCCTGATGAAACAGCGCGAGCAGTCGCTCAAGGTTCGCTCGCGCTAGTTCGGGTGTTTTCCCATCGGCCGCGACGTCATCCGCTCGGGCGCGACCTCGCGCCCCTGGCTGAGCATGCCGTCACGCCACGCGGCGTGAACCTCCTGGGCCAATCGGGTGCTGCCAATCATCAGCATGACCTTAACTCGCTTTAGCGCGATCAAGCGTCACGTACAACGGGGCGCAATCAGCACACCACCATGTTCGTGTTGACTGGCCGGCGTACCGTGCATTGACGAATCGCTCACCGTCAACAAAGTTCTGACCACAGTTTTCGCATTGCCATCGGGCAGGATGATTGGACGGGCGCTGCTCCCATCGCCACTCAACAGGGTCAGGGCGCGGGGGCCACTCGTGGCGCGGATTCCGTAAAGGGGTTGTCATACCTAATTGGCCTTGTCGCTATCAAGCAGGTCGAGCGCATCGAATACCTCGTGCAGGGCCGGCCAGACGCCACGGCTTGGATTCTCGCCCCCACGCTGGCGCAGGCTCCGCACCGCTTTGATGACCTCGTTTTGAGTCTCAACGAGAGCCCGCAGCCGCTTGACATCGGCCTCAGCACGGACCTTGGCGTCGATCTCAACCAGATACTCGGCATGCAATTCCTCGAAACTCACGGGGCCGGTGCCCGTCGACGCACGCCGATACGCCTCTGCGGCCACCCTCGCGTCAGTGGGCGCCTGGTCGATGCGCGGATCGTGGGCAGGCTGACACCCGTCGCCGACGTGGTGGGTTTTTCCTGGGTCAGTGCTCATGGCACGGGTCGGAAGTGCTCGAGCGCCTGGTCGACCTCGTCCATGTCGAGCACACGGGTGGCGTTGAACGTGAAGGACGAGAGGCACACGTGCCCGTCCGGCAGTCGGTCATGTGTCAGGCAAAACAGGCGTTGGCAGAGGGGGCAGTAGGTCGCAATGGGCGCCTGGCAGCCGGCGCGGTCGCACGTGTCTGGGATGGTCATCGTCGCCAGTACTCCCGCAGTTTTGCAGACCGCTCGCTGCAGACCTGGACCCGTCGAAACCACAACTGGCGGGCCTTGAGCGTGTCGCCACGTTCGATGGCGAGCTTCGCGGCCGCTTCGAGGTAGATCATTTTGCGCGCCAGGTCGCGCAACTCGACACGCGCGTACTCAGTCATGCCGCGGCCGAGCGTACCGCTGGCGGAGTGTGCCAGCCCCGGTTGCCGCAGGTCGGTCCGGGTGGCTCGAGCTCGTCCTGGCCGCACTTGTAGCACCAGTTGCCGGTGCGGGGTGGCGGTGCTCCGTCGGTCGGGGAGACGACCTCGCTGCGGTGCCCGCCGTTGCAGTCCGGGCAGCGCAGGGCTTTGC